CCGATCTCCGCGAAGCCCGCCACAGTCGAACGCACCGCAGCCACGCCCCCGGCGATGCCGATGCCCGCTGCGGTGCCCGCAAGCCCCGCCAGCTTCGGCATGGCGATGGACTTGAAGGCGGCGGACATGCGGCCCCCGGCGGACTCGTAGCTCTTCGCCATGCGGTCGGCGCTTTGCTTCGCCCGCCGTTCCATGTCGCGGGCGGTCTTCGCCTGCGCCTGGCTGGCCTTCTTCAGGGATTTCTCAAGGCGGTCGATCCGCGCCTCGATCGGCACCACAAGGCCGGGAAGATCAACAGTCGTCATTGCACACACTCACTTTTCAAAACACGAACAGACCAGACGCATCGGCGCGGTTGTAAGCCGATTGGCTGGTGGCCCCGAGGGCCAGCCGCCCCACCGCCATCGCAGCGGCCACCGATCCGTCGATATGACCATGCTGCGGATCAGCCTTGGCCTGCCGGATCAGGCCGGTATCGTTCACCACGGCGGCCACGCCCGCGAAGTGATTGCGCAGGACCGGGTGCCCGTCATGGCGGATCAGGCGGCCATTCACGGCGCGGATCAGCTCGCCATTCGCAGGCCCCATCGTCGCAAGCCCCTGCCGGACCTCCACCATCGGGATACCGTCACTGTGCAGTTCGGTCGCAGCGGCGCGGAATTTCCACGGGTCAAAGCCGACTTCCTCCACCAGATGCCGGGCGCAGATTGCGACGATCTGGTCCTGCACCGCCTGCTGCGTCACCACCGGGCCGGGAACGGCGATCACCAGCCCGTCCTTCACCCATTGGCGGTAAGGCACCCCTTCCAGCCGCTCGCGCGCCTCAAGGCCCTCGCCCTGCACAAAGAACCACGGCTTGAGCGTGACCTGCCCGTCATCATGCCGCCACGCGGCCACGATGGCAGCAAGGTCGCCCGACTGCGCGTAGTCCACCCCGAGATAGCAGGGCAGATCCTCAAGGTCGGCTTCGTCATCCTCGAAGCGCCGGGCGTCGTAGGTCTCGAAGCTGAACAGCGGCGCGGTGCTGTTGCCCATCCACTCATTCAGGTTGAACTGTCGGAAGGCATACATCTCCGCCGGGTTATCGGCGGCCTCACGCGCCATGCTGCGCAGCGACTCAAGATCAGGAAAGCCATAAGGGAGGCCGGGGTTCACCCGATGCCACAGCGCTTCATCCTGCCAGTCGTCACCCTCCTCGGGCGCGAAGATGATCGCCAAGTATTCCGGGTTCACGATCTCGCCCAGGGCCACCTTGCGGGCGTAGCTGTAGCGTTCGGCGGCCAGGCCCTCCCTGCCCCGGCCTGCGGTCGTCGCCACCACCGTGAGGCCGCCGGGGCGCTTCGCCATGCCCGACTTCAGCGCCTCCCACAGGTCGCGGCCCCGCCATGCGTGGATCTCGTCAATCAGGATGAAGGTCGGCGTGCTGCCGTGCTGCGCTTTCCCATCCGAGGAAATGGCCTTGAGGGTGCTGCCGTCCAAGGCGCTGCGGATGGTCTTCGGTGCGTTGTTCGCGTCGTAAATCTTGGTGACGGCGCGCAGGGTCGGACCTTCGCGCACCACGTCAGCGGCCTCGCGGAAGCCGATGCCCGCCTGTTCGCGGTCGCAGGCTGCAAAGATGATCTGCCCGCTGGGCACCCGTTCCGGCCCCAGTAGATGCAGCAGCGCCAGCGCAGCGGCGAGGCTGGTCTTGCGGTTGCCCCGAGGGATCAGCAGGAACACCTCCTTGACGATGCGGCTGCCATCGGGATTGCGGGGGCCATAGATGCGCCGAACGATCCGCTCCTGCCACGGGGTCAGCTGGAACGCCCGCCCCGGCGCGGTGCTGGCAGGGTGCTTCAGCCGTCGCAGGAACGTCACGGCGCGCTCGCCATGCCCGAGGGGGTCAGGAATCGGGCTGCTATCGAAGACCCATGCCGGATAGGTGCTTGCCACGGGTCACACCGCCAGCGGGTCATCGTCGCCCGGCCCGTCCGGTGCCGCCGATCCGATGCGGGCGCGGGACGTGGGGGTCAGCCCATATTCGGCGGCGAGCTGGCGCGCGGTCTGCGCGGCCCGGTTCCAGATACCGAAGGACACCTTGTCGATGATGCCCCCGGCCTGCACCCGCTGTTCTTCGATCTGGCGGCAGATGCCCACCGCCGAAGCGTAAGCCTCCACCCCCGCCAGATCGGCGCGGGTCAGAATGCGCCGGGCGATCAGCTGCGGCATGATCCGCTTCCACTCGGCCTTGGCCTGCGATGACAGATAGGACGGCGCGGGCGGAACCTTGACCAGCGCCTCGGCATCCGGGGCGAGGCCCGGCTTCACACCGCGAAGATGAACGCTCATGCCGCCACCGCCCGCAGCTCAAGGCCGCGCCTGCGCCCGATCTCGGCAAGGGCAACGATATTCCAGACCTTGCCGCCGTGAACGATCCGGTCGGACGCCGACACTCCCGGCACCCACCGCAGAAGGAAGACAGCGGTGTTGCTGGTGCCTTCGCCATAGCCGGTCAGGAACTCGGACAGCCCCGCCTGCCGAAGCTCGGCCTTGCCGCTCGCATAGGTCGCCCAGGTCTGCACCACCGAACCGGACGGGTTCACCGTCTCGGTCATGCGCTGCAATTCGATCCGCTGTTGCAGCTTGCCTGCCTGCATCATCGTCACACCCTCCACCGCACGACAGCTTCAAGGGTCATCACCCCATGCGTCAGAGACAGCTCGGGCTTGGGATCGCGCAGCCAGATCAGGCGCGGGCGCTGCCATTCATCAACCGCGATACCGGCGGCGTCGGCAGGGCCGAACTCAAGCGCCTGGAACACCGCTGCGCCGATCTGATGGGCGGTCTCCGCGCCATCCTCCTGCGCCCAGATATGCAGGGTCAGGACCACGCGGGCGAGGCGCTGCGAACCCGATGCGCAGCCAAGGAACTCGGTCTGTGCATCGGCAAGGATCACCGAAGGCAGCTTGTCGGGGCGGGTGCCAGCGGCGCGGATGTTGCCGGGCGTCACCAGTGCGGTGACAGCCGGTGACGCCACCAGCGTGGCCCGTGCGGCGGTCTGGAAGGCCAGTGCGGGATCAAGCATTGCCAGCCCCCGCCTTGCGGATCGCCTGCGCCACCGCGCGCCCGATCCTGCGCTGCGTCCGGGCCTCGGTCAGCCGGGCAGCGGGCAACAAGAACGGCTGCGCCTCGGTGCCGGGGTGCTGCGTTCCAGCGAACTGGCCGCCGTTCAGGTGCGGATCGGTGCCGAACTCCACCAGATGCCCGTGACGCGCCTTCGGGTTGCCCACCGTGACCAGCGCCTGATTGTCGGCGGCCATGCGGCGGCCCCCGCCCTCGGCATAGGCAGGCGTGACGGCACCGGGCGCGGTGACTGCGATAGACGCGCCAAGATCGCCTTCATCCTCGGGCACCAGAACCCGCGCCATCGTCGCCAAGTCCTCGGCCCCCTGCACCAGCGCCGGGCGGACCTGCGCCACGATCTCGGCAGGGATTGCCGCCAGCCGGCGCGCCAGCTTGGCCGATTGCCGCATCAGATCATCGGCCATGTCACACCACCCAGGCGCGGTGCGCTTGCAGAAGGTCATGCACACCGAAGGGGATCAGGTAGGGGTTGCCGCCCGTTGTCGCAGCCTCGCGGGCCTCATACCAGAAGGCGGCCAGCATCAGCACCGCCTGCCTGATCGCCGCCGGGGCCGGATCAGGGATCGCACCGCCGATATAGCTGGACGCATAGGCCTCGGCAGCGTCGATCTTCTGCGCCAGAAGCGTGTCGTCGTCTTCGGACTCAAGGTTGAGCTGCACCCGCAGCTCGGGAACGGTAATCGCAACAGGCATGAAATGAACTCGCTAACATCAATATATGTGATGATAGCATGAGTCATTGATAAGGAAAAGTTATATTCAGCCAATCTTGTGCGAACCTCCCCCCGCCGGTCCAGAGGAAGGGGCGGAAGTTCAGAGGTGCCCCCTTGCGCTGTCACAGCTCAGTGTAGTTAGTTGCGATGGATATTCGCACGCATGAGGGCATAACAATGAACGAACCTGACTTCCAAAAATTCCTAGAAAGAAAGACAACAGAACACTGGGAAACTCTTAAGAAGCCTTATTTGCTTACGGAAATACCTGACGATTTTGAGAGCGAGTTTGGCGAAAGCTACAAAAACGTCCTCAAAGAAAAGAAACTGAAGGCATTTGCGATGGAGACGTCATCATCGGCCAGTGGATACAAATTCATCCAGCACCCCACACAGAAAACAAAAATCGGCCTCATTCCCTACAGTGAAGATTACTCATTTGACGCAACGACTACAGACCGCGATGAAGGAAGTCACTCGCGACCGCCAAGCCGGTCAAAGACAAGATACGCAACAATTGCTTTTCTCGAGGCAATATCTACCCTACCCGAAGATGATCAGCGCCGCATTAAGATCCCGGCAGGAATAATCGCGAAACTTCTCTCTCAGTGAAAACCAAACAATGAACATTCTGCTCATCGTTGCATCGCAGCAAAGGTCATTGATTGATTTCGCCGGGAAAGAAAGGAAGGGCGCCATCATCCCGCCGGATTCCCTTAGAAGGGGGTATCTCGGTAGATTCGAATGGAACACGCAGGTCAACTCTATCGATATATCGGACATGAGAGGTCCTGATGATCTCCATGCCTTCGTTCGGGAACGATCTGACTCAGCAAGAATCTCCATACTACTGATAGATGAGGAGAGATTCGACCTGACACACGGCATTCGCAATGCGATTATCTGCTGCCCAATTCGGGCAGATATTGAGGAAAAGAAGTTTCAAAACTATTTTGCTGGAACAATATCCAAAATACTAAAGTCCATAAATTATATCGCCCCACTAATCGAGGACGCCTCCGACCGCATCCTCCTCTCCCTCCCCCTGAGAAACTTTTCATCACAAGAAATAGTATCTATGCAGGAAACGGTTTCAAATAGATTTCCTCACCAGGACTTTACCGCCGACATCGATGCAGCACTCAAAGGCCTAAGAAAAAAACTAAAGCCAAGGAAGAGATCGAGGTTCCAGCATCACATCTATGTCGTAGACGATAAGGGACGCCACTTCATATATGGAAAGGAAAAGCACTCAAGACCCGAAAGCGGCGGAGATCACAAATCTTGCTGCACTCTCACATCAATGTTTCGCTTTGGGTTTAGAATTGATACAGAACGGCACTACAATGTATCTGAGGGCGATGGTGATGAGACCACAATCTCGGGTGAATTTCCTAACTGCCACGATGAGATGATCTCAGTGAAAAACAAGACGCATCTCAACATGTTCTCAAATGATTACTTTTAGGAATAAAAAAGGGAGGCCTTAGCCTCCCTTAATATTCTCGCCTACAAGTTCTCCTCGCACCCGCTGCGGCAGTTTGCCAGCTTGACTCCAGAGCATTGTTTGATCATTGTTCCGGTCGCACCAACATCCCATCCAACACGCTAGGCTTTCTGATGCTCAAGCAGATGTTGAGTTCCATCAGGAGGCGCAGGTGCGCGTGTAGGCCCTTTGTATGTAGGCAGAAGACGCTACCTTGTCAAGGCAAGGTTACACGGGTTGGTTTCTGAGAACTTAACGCTCCGATCTTTAGCTACCTTCATACATCACTCGCTTGACTTGTTCCGCCTTCGCTCGCTCGCCAGCTCTTCGGGCGCTGGTGCCTTGGCGATCCTCACCTGCATCCGATCAATCACCGCCTGCATGTCCAGCCCGGCGAGGTTGCAGACCATAGACAGGTCACGGCTCGGCTGCGTCAGGTAGTCGCGGGCCTCCTTGCAGAGGATGATCTTCGTTGCGCGCTTCTGGACGTGGCGGGGGCCGAACAGGGCGTCCTCTACCGCGCGCAGCAGCACCTCTTGCCACAGCTCCTTCGCAGGGCTTACGCCGGGCTGGTCATACATCGGCGGCGCGTTCCAGCCGCTGCTTCACCCGGTCATGGCAGGGCCTGCACAGGGACTGCCAGTTCTTCCGGTTCCAGAACAGCACATCATCGCCCCGGTGCGGCTTGATATGGTCAACGATGGTCGCCGGGGCGAAGCACATCACGCAGGACGGATGCAGCTTCAGGAACGCAGCACGGGCCTTACGCCATTCGTGGTTATAGCCCCGCTGCGCCGCCGTGGGGCGGTTCGCATCGTGGCGGCGGCCTCGGGCGCGGTTCTGGTCGCGCTGGCAAGCGCAGAGCGCACCGTGGGGCACCAGACGGCCACAGGCGCAGGCGCGGGGCGGTCTAGGCATTCAGTCTTTCTCATCCTTGGGGGGAGTGGTCCCGAAGACAAGTTCCTCAAGGCCGGTGACAGGATTCTGGACCGGCGCGCTGACGGCTGCGTTCTCGATCTTGAGAACGCCGCTAATCATCGTCCCGCCCGTCACCACGTCGCCATAGGCAATCGGAACAATGCCGCCTTCGCGCATCGTCACTTGCGGGCCGGTCATGGTGAAGGAAGGGTCGTTCTCTCCGCTGGTCTTCATCTCGGGCGAGATAAGGGACGCAACGCCGGTCAGAGCCAGACCCAA